TCGCCGAGGCGCTGAAGAAGCCTATCAGTGGACCTGCCATCGCCAACAACACCGCCGCTGCTGTGGCTGCGATCCCTGGCGAAGCGAAGGAGAACCCGAACGTGTCGGCGCTGCGTAGCGCCATGGCATCTACGCCAACCATTCAAAAGCCCAAGCCATGAACGTGGTAAAGTACCTCAACCCCGAAGGCGTCGAAGTGTCGGTGCCAGAAGATGATGCAGCCCATTTCGATGCGATCGGATGGGAGCGTGTGGAAGACGCTTCGCCTTCCAAGAAGCCCAAGAAGTAACACCCAACCCCGAACCTAGAAAATGTCGAATCTCATCACCCACAGCCTTACGTTCACCAAGGAGAGCGTAACGGAATACTTCCTGAAGCCGTTGTTCGTGGACGCGGACATCCGCGAATCCGTTCAACTGCGCACTGATCTCAAGACCGGCGAAAAGCTGGACATGATCAGCAAGCTCCAGGACATCACCCGCGAATGGCAGGAAGGCTCAGCCTTCACACCGTCCACCGGCGTGACCGTATCCCAAAAGGAGGTGCGCGTGGTGAAGATGAAGGCTGAGGTCCACCAGAACGGACGCGCCTTCGTCAACTGGGTGAAGCAAGCGGCCCTGAAGAAAGGGTACGCTGAAAGCGACATCAACGACACCATCTTCGAGCAGATCATCCTTGCGGTGTTCATGCGCGGCCTGATGGCTGACCTGAACAAGCAAGCCTTCTTCGGGGACACCGTGAAGGAAGAGCTGACCAGCCTTGCGCCGACCGGCACGCTGGACGGCAAACTGAAGGCCTACGATGGCCTGTGGACGGTGATCATCGATGACATCGACAACGCGACCATCGCCTCCACACAGTACGTGGATGTGAACGTCACGGCCTACCAGAACAGCGTGGCCGTGAAGAACAAGCGGACCGCAACCCTGACTGGCACGAACGGAACCTGCAACGTGGCGATCAACGGCACGAACTACCTCGCCACGTTCACTACGGACTTGACCACAAGCGCGGCCAACTTCGTGACCAGCCACGCCGCCACGATCCTCGCACGCTTCGGTAAGTGCGTGGTGACCAGCAGCGGTGCCGGTATCATCGTGGAGAGCGGTATCCCCGGCCTCGCGATCACTGTGACCGTTAGCGCCGCCGTGAGCGGTGACCTGAGCGGAAGCGTTGCCAACACCACGGCCAACGTTCAGAACACGACCCTGAAGGCATCGGCTGGCAAGGCCATCCTGAAGCTGATGTACGATGCCATGACCCCGGAGCTGCGCACGCGCATGTCCGAGGCCCGCTACACCGTGAGCGGCACGATCATGGACGCCTACATCACCGACCTGGAAGCGGACGGAACCGAGGCCGCACACATGAAGATGATCGACGGTGTACGCAGCATCACCTATCGCGGGATCCCGGTGATCGAGCGCCGCGACTGGGATGTGACCATCGCCGCGAACTTCAGCAACGTGCGCCCGCACCGCGCCCTGCTCGCACTGCCCGACAACCTGATCGTGGGCACGGACGGAGCGAACGACGCCACAACTGCCGAGATGTGGTACGACCAGAACACGCAGACCAATCGGTTCCGCGTGGAGTACTACGCTGGCACCCTGTACCTGCACCCCGAGTACATCGTGGCCGCCTACTGATCACACACCAACAGCAAAAACCCAACGCCCATGCCTTGCGCATTCGCAACAGCCTACGCCGGTAACACGGCATGCCCACCCCCTTCGCCGGGGATGGATGAACTCGACATCTGGCTCATGAACCGTGCGGACATCACCTGGGGCACTGCGGTGGACAAGGTGTACCCAACGGTTGCCCTTGCCGGTGCCACACTCGCCTACCGATGGAGCGTTCACAACAAGGGCCTGAACTTCGCTGATGAGTTCACCGAGAACGAAACCACCGGCGCCGGTAGCTGGGCACCGAAGCTGAACTTCCGCCTGCTCGGATTCGACGGCGCTACATCCAACGCCGTGGAGAAGTTCCGTGGCGTTGACGTGGTGGCTGTGGTACGCGCCAAGAACGGCAAGTACTTGGTGTTCGGTAGCGAGGCCGGGCTTCGCCTGACCGCCAACACCACGGGCAGCGATTCTGACACCTTGGGCGAAAGCGTAACGCTCGGAGGCAACGAGGAGCCAAGCAAGCACTACCAGTTGCTCGTGACCGACGCGGCTACGACCCGCTCGACCCTGATCGCACTCGAAAGCTGAGAATGAAATGAGCACAGAAGCGAAACCGGCTGCGGCCGCACCGAAGTACACGTTCAAGAACGGAGCCGCCTCCATGAACCACCCTTTCTACAAGGGAGAGCCGATCACCGTTGAGCACCTCAACGGCAAGGATGGGCACCTGTTCATCAAGGCCATCAAGCACCTTGACGCCCTCGAAGTGAAGGCGGGCAAGGCAAAGGCTGGCGACGGTTGGTTTGAACGTCACATCGCAGTAAAGTAACCCGCTCAGGCGACGAAACCCCGTAGATGACGAGGGCGGGCTGTACACAGTGCCGCCCTTTTCATTCACACACATGAGCGCAGGAACGAATAGCAGGGTAGGACGCACCATCCGCATGGTGAACGTTCAGGGCAACACGCCGGACGTGAGCTGGAAGGTGCGACCCGGTGAGGATTGGATCCCCTTCGGGCGCCGTAACCTCTTCCCGGAGTTCGTGGTGGGGTTGTTGCACAACTTCCAGCCCGCGCTTTCCGCCGTCGATACCATGTCGCTGTACTTGGCTGGTGACGGCGTGGAGTTCTTGGACGCCGCTGGTAAGCCTATTCAGGAGGCCGCTGATGCGCTTGCGGAGCTGACCCAGCTACAGGGGCAGTCGTATTTCCTGCGCAGCATCTACAAGGATCTGGTGATCATGGGGCACCGCACCTTTGAGGTGGCCTACGACCGCACACAGCGCCCCGCCGCGCTCTATCACATCGATGCCACGCGGATCCGTTGCACGCCCAAGAACGCGGAGACGGGTATCGTGGAGGGCTTCAGGTTCTGCTCGAATTGGGAGCTACAGAAGGGCAACAAGACGGCCTTTCCGATCATCAACTTCGATGCCTGGAATGCGGGCATCACAGGGGCGAAGGATAAACAGTTGAGCTTCCGCAAGCTCTATGTGCCGCAACAGGATTACTACGGCCTGCCGTGGTGGATCGGGGCGCTTACCGACATGGAGGTCGGGATGGGTGTTCCGCGTTTCAACCGGACCCAACTGGAGACGGGATTCCGCCCGGCCTTTCACATCCATGTGTTCACATCGAAAGACGACTTCGACCTAAAGCAGCTCGACGAAGACATTGAGATGATCTTCACGGGTGTGGACGGCAAGACCTACGTGGTCACACACGGGCCACTGAACGAAGGGGCGCCCGCCATCACCAAGCTCGAAAGGGGCGACCACGCTGGGGAGCTGGACAAGATGGGCGACCGCGCCGCGCTGATCGCTTACAACGCGATCGGTGTGCCTCCGATCCTGATGGGTGTGGATGTGAACGCCGGAATGGGTGGGCAGGGCTTGGCGATCGAGCAGACCGTCACGATGTTCCAACGCATGAAGTGCGTGCCCTATCAGGCGATGGTGAACGAAGACCTGAAGGCGGTGATCACCGAAATAGGTGTGAAGGGCATTGCTAAGGTTCGCAGCCTACAGTTGTCGCCATTCGATCAGGCTACCGATCCGGTGCTGAACAGGCAGACCTACATCGCCCGCACGACCATCGAAGAGGACCGCATCGCGAACGGGCTGAAGCCCTTTGGTGATGAGCGCGACAAGAAGCTCATCTGTGAAGTCCTGAAGGGCGCCGGAAACCTAGACCCACAAGCCGCCAATGCCTGACCTGATCGCACTAGCGGACGTTCAGACCATCGCGAAGCTCAACAGCCTCGTGGAGCCCCGCTTCGTTGAAGGCGGCATTGAAGATGCACACCTTGAAGTGGAGAAAGTGCTAGGGCGCGAAGGCTATGCGCTGGTCTATGCCAACGCTCCGACGTTCGCAGCGCAGGCCCCGAACGCGGCGCTCTACGTGACGCTGCTCACCGGCTACATCAAGCCGTTCATGGCATGGCGTGCCAAGCAGAAGACCTACATCGACGCCATCGGTGACATTGAACGCGCTGGCGTGTTCGTGAAGTCCGGCGACGATTACACGAACGTCAACGACAGCACCCTTTCCAAGATGATCGCGCAGACTCGGGACCGCGCAGAGATCCGCCTAGAGCGGCTGCTGGTGTTCCTGAACGACAACGTTGCCGTGTTCACTTGGATGGATGAAAGCGAGGACAGTGAAGAGCGCATCACCAAGCAGAACGAGGGCGGCTTCATCATGCGCCGTTCAACGCGCCAAGACAATTACCGAGGATGAGCTACGACCTGAGCATAGTACAGCTACGCGAAACGGCGGCACAATTCCGGGCATCCCTTCCGGTGCCTAGTGCTTCGCAACTGTGCATTGAAGTGGACACGGGCCGCGCCTTTTCGGGCGATGGGGCCACGGTGATAACCTCCCTGCTGGACCTGAAGCTCACCGGTGAAGAGCGGACACACGCGGACCTCGTGTGGGATCAGATGCGCCTTGGCGATGGTCGGGATGAAGTAGGCGAGGGGGCTGAACCCGGCGACCCCGTTGTGTTCGCCCCCGGCATCGCCTACACCTTCAACACCGACCAGACCAGCGACCCTGCGGCCGGAACGTTCCGGTTCAACAACGGGAACATCCTTGGCGCTACTGAGATGTACGTCCACAAGACGGACGCCAGCGCCAATACCCACGACCAGAGCGGGTGGTTCAACCTGATGACCAGCGGTGTGGCGAAGGTGTTCTGTGAAAGCGGGAACGTCTTGACCCTGAGTGTCACACGGATGACCGTGACGGGGGATGTGTACACCTTCAGCATCGCTCGGACCAGCGGAGCCAAGCCCACGAGCAACGAGAACTGTTACGTTGACTTCGTTCCGGACGCTCCGGGGGTGATAGCCTACGAGGCTCACTTCAATCAGCAAGGCACAGCGAACCCAACGCTGACGGTGATCACGGACAGCTTCGGGGAGGCTGTGAGCTTCGTTCGCGCATCACAGGGGACTTACACGCTGACGATCCCAAGCATCGTAGACATAACAACGGTGGATGTGATCATCGGAGCACAACAGGCCGAGAACCAAGACAGCGGAAACCTCGTGCGCCCTTACTACAATGTGTCGAGTTCTTCAATCAACGGCTACGACATCACAGACAACACGATTGTGGACTTCAATATGTCCGCCTCCGCCTATTTCCATATCAAACTGACCTTCTGATGAACACCCTTCCTCTTCTGTTTTCGCAACAGGGAACCTCCAACCCGGTGCTGGTGTGGGATACTGTTCCGGCGCCCGACATCACATGCACGCGCAACGATGCGGGGGTGTATGTGTTCGGAGGCACTGACATCCCGGACCACGACAAGTGCAGGCTGTTCGTTAGTCCGGTGGAGTGCGAACACCAAGGTACAGGGGAACCAGTGCTGGCAAGCGTTTCCACCCAAGGGGTGCTGAAGGTGCTGGGGCGCGACATGGCGGGTGCGCTCAGCGACTTCAATATGGCGGAGGGGGTGGCTATCCCGATGATCCTTTACGTGTACCCATAAGCCCGTGACAGACATCGCCGCAGAACTGATGACGAACTGGCCCGCTTGGGTGTGGGGGTGCCTGTTGACCCTGAGGCTCGGCACCCTGCTCATGTTGCTGTTCTATCGGGGGTGGATGATCGAGGCCATCGACAAGCGATGCACAGAGAACCATAAGCTACTGAAGGCCGAACTGGAGACGATGCGTGCGGAGTGGGAGGCGTTCAGGGTAGAGCAGGAGAAGTGGCACGAGCTAGTTAGGGAGCAGCAGAAGTCCCCGTGGCAGATTCACAGCAAATCCAAAACAGCATGACCGACGCAGAGTTCAAGGAATACATCTTCCAACAGCGCGACCAATGGGGACAGGGCAGCAACGAATCGGACGACCAGGAGAAGATCGCGGAAGCTGGCGAGTTGTTCATCGGCGATTTCGCAGAAGCGATCACCATCGCTGGTGGCACTCCCGATCCACCGCCGCCGCGTGTGCGCTGATCCTGTTGACGCTACTGCCCGACGCATCGCAGCTATGGCCACAAGAGCACATGACCGCCTTTGTCCTTCGGGGCAAGGAAGTGACCATGCAGACCCGATGGGTGTGGTGGATCGCGCTGATGCACGTCAGCCTTTTCGGGCTGTGCCTGATGGGCGCCCTAGGCAAAGCGAGCCGTGCTCGTTCCATCATGCTGGTTGCGACCGGCGTGTGGTTCTTGCTTCAGGGGGTGGACGAAGTGCTGATGGGCAACTTCTTCAGGAACGGCCTGATCGAGTACCCGATCCTCGTGGTGTACTGGGTGGGGCTTTTGCTATACCTCCGACGCTATGAGCCGAGCCGTTAGCGTCAGCACACATCAGGCGTTGACGTGGCTTGCGGGCATCTTCAGCACCCTTGCCACGGCGATACTGATATGGATGGGCGGAACCCTCCTTAGCGTTCACGAAAGCCAGATCCGCATGGAGCCTATTCCGGCGCAAGTGCAGAAGCACGAGCTGCGCCTGAGCATCCACGACCAACTACTGCACGTCAACACCCAAATGCAAACCAACGACTGACCATGCAAGCCACCGAACTAACCGTGATGCTCGCCGCCATTGGAGGCTTTGCGCTTCAGGAGCTGATCAACATCCGCAAGGGCATCAAGGGCAACCCCAACAGCCCCTCTAAGTTCAAGCTAGGGTACTACTTCACGCGGTGGTCCAACTGGTACTGGTAAATCTCTCAATATCAATCAACTTATCACCAAAGTGTTAGGATAAGAGTTCCAATACATCTCTATGGTCTTTAGTGCTCAGAGTGGATGCAATCAAACACAAGATACAATCGATGGAAAAATTGACAAACTGAGAAAAGGTGTTTATGGTCCACCAATTGGAAAAAGAGCAATTGTTTTCGTTGATGACTTGAACATGCCTAAGAAGGAATAGTATGGAGCTCAGCCTCCAATATAATTGTTGAGACAGTATTTAGATCATAAAGGCTGGTACAATAGAAAAGATTTACAATTCATGAAAATATAAAGATTAATAATGTTATGTGCAATGGGTCCTCCTGGCGGAGGTCGAACCTTCATCACTCCCCGTTTGATCAGACATTTCAATGTGATAGCCTACACATAATTAGACAAATAAACAATCAACATGATCTTCGTAACCCTGGTCCAACACTTCTACAAAAAATTCAACGATTAAGTTAAAGACCTCACACCGAAAATAATTGACTCTGTTTTATCGGTTTATGAAAAAGTAAAAACGGAACTGTTGCCCACTCCATCTAAATCCCACTATACATTTAACTTGAGGGATATTTGGAGAGTATTCCAAGGAATATGCTCAGGGAATT